ATTTTGCGTACTTCATGTAGACAGTAATATCCGACAGAATCTTATTTGATACTTCCATATTTTTCTTTTTTATTAATTATTTTTATTTATTATTTGTTGCCTTCTTTGTAGTGCTTGAGCTATTTTTTCTCTATTTCTATTTGTTTTTTCTTCTTCAAATCCTAAGAAGGTTTGTGTTGTTTCGGTGTCAATTTCTAACGTACCATTGTCAAATTTACAATTTTCAAATATAACACCATCTTTACCAAGTCTTGACTTTACTATAGCTATAGTAGCTAATCCCATTTCTTTTTGCTGTAATGTTTTAGCTACTGATATTATAACATGTCCAACTTGAGCTTTTTTAATAGAACCACCCATTTGGTCCGTAGTAACAACATCTGAAGATATAGAACTTCTATTTCCTTGTGTTGCTGTCCAACCGGCTATATCTAACTCATGACACATTCCTTCAAATTTTCTCATTACAGACCCTTCGCCTTTCCACTCATCATTAAAAGAACGGTCGGGTAATATACAATCAATATAGTCTATTAACACTATATCAATATTTGTTCCCTCAGAAATAATTTTTCTTACTTGATTTTTTATTTGTAGTATTGTCATTTCATCAGATGGTAGTTTTTTTAGAATAAGTCTACCTCCGGTTTTTTTCATTTCATCTGCTTTATCTAATACAGTTTCTTTGTGTTTTGTTAAATCATCATTAGGTATTCCAGTCCAACATGTAAAATGTTTTCTTTGTATTATTTTAGGGTTGTCTTCAAAAAATATTTGAAGGACATTATACCCCATATTAAAGGCTGTATTCGCAAATCTTGTTAACATTGTTGTTTTACCCACACCTGTAGGAGCTAATACCACCCCTATCTCTCCTTTGGCTAAACCACCATTTAAAATATTGTCCAAACCGTCTACACCAGTAGGAATTGGGTGTCTGTAATCATCTTCTAGTAATTTTTCTAATTCTGTAAATATTTCAAAACTACCGACATCCCCATCTCCAATCTTTATCGCGTCTCTAATTAATTCTTCACACTTATCATAATTTTCAAAGTCACCTTTTTCCATTATGTTTTCTACTTTTCTAATAGCTTTTTTTAATTCTTGTTGTTTACAAAAATTCAAAGATTTTTCTTTAATAAATAAATGGTCTTCAAAAGAAGAATCTTTAATCTCTTTTAACATATCAACAACATATGTTCTTGCCATTTCTGAAGAAATTTCTATTCTGGTTAATTGGTCTAG